ACCGATCACTATAAGGAACATCATCTTATAATAATCTACTGATTTTATCTGACAAATTATGTTCGCGTGGTTTACACGAACACACTTGTAAAATCCGTTTTTTATATATTTTAAATTGTGTGTTTATCTTCTTACATGCAGTACACGTAAAGTCCGTGTTGACGAGTTGAATATTTTTAGTTTTTTTAGTAATACTCGAAACGCGTGTCGTTTTATCTCCAATCATATGACGATTTATAAACGACTGTAGTAAATCTGCTAATTCTACGGAATCAACCTTCTTCTCCTCTACACACGGGGTACACACATTCTGTGGTATTGAAAACATTGGAGGTGTATACCCCTTGGGATACAATTGGTCGAAAATCTTCGCTGGAAGTGTATGCTTTCTACCGTAGAAATCTTTACAAAACCCATACCGCCGCCCTTTCATCGTTTCACACGTACAGAAACACTTTTGTATGATCACATGTCCTTCAATACGAAACCATACGTGATTAGACCCGTGGTCTCTTTGAAGATTTTCACAATATTTAGACGTGGTTGATATGAGGTACGAATTCTTATCGCTGAACATTTTCGTGATGAGTGCACACCCCTGTCCATCCATGTTTTTCTGAATAAAAAGTTCAACGTCACGAGTCACCGCTTCATTTTGGAAAATGTTTTTAGTCTCCTTTAAAGTGAACGCTCCCTCATCACGCGTCGATCCTTCGACCACTACAACCTCTGTATTCTCCGTTCGAAGTGTCGCCATGTGCATAATTTCTACGCATGGCTCTTGTTCAAAAATATGAGAAAGTTTCCCATTTTCGTGTGTATAGTTGAGTACAGGTATATATTCTCCTTGATACTCACCCTTTACATATTTATGTGCCCATGGCATTCGAAACCCACTCCCCTTTACGTTACGTTTTCCACCACCGTATACAGCAGTATCGACAATATCACCCCACGGTTTCCCGGGAAACAAGAGAGAAAGTGATGAAACGATATGCGAATGTAACGCCATAGCGGAACCGTGATCCACTACGAAACCTGGCCAATTCATGTGAATTCCATATTTGATTGTAGATCCGTGTGGTTTTGGTTTTGCGACGGAAATGAGAACATCTTTCCCACCAAAATGGGTTACACGATCGCATATTGTTTGTACATATTCCTTTAAACGATCGAACGGTATATCTTCATCATCTTTATAATCTAAATCGACGAAAAAGTTATACGTATCTGTTTTCTGTTCAACGACGCACACTTTCTCACCAGACTTGACAGCCTTGACATATTCGTCATAAAATTCATTCAACCTATCAAAAGGAACAGATAGACGGCCACCGTCCATGAGCACATGTGATAGATTGGAGCTATTCGAAAACCCCTGTTTTCGACACCATGATCTAAACATACTTATTTGTATGTCGTGTTATTTTTTTAATACTCTTCTTCATGCCAAATTGACGTTCTACACGATACATCGCGATATTCTTCTTCACTTGTAGACAATTCCTTTTTCATGACTAACAATTCATATACGGTTTTATCCTTTATTCCTTCGATGTAGGTATCCGCTTTCTCCTCTCCGTATGACTTGTGATCAATTAAAATATCCTTTATCTGTCGAAGAATATAGTTCTTTGACTTCATTATTTTATAGAAAATGTTTTTCTATTAAGAGAAGTCATGCACGCGTAAAATTCTGGGTTCTCGACGACGTTGTGTATAATTCGTTCCCACCGCCTTCTTGAATTAAATTCGGGTAACGTATCGAAACTCATAAAATCATTTTCGTCGTATGTACGTTTCATGTGTATTTTTTTTGTATACATTTTATATTTTTCATCGTTAAATTTTCTTACAAGTTCGTGCTGTTCAATACTCGAATAATCTACAAAAAATATAAATACTGTGTACTCGAGATCGACTGTAGGACTTTCTTTCACGTTGAACGTGAAACTTGTATACTCTCCATTTTTTAGTGAAACAACACCCCGTGTTTCTTCTTCAAGTTCTCTTAAAGCTGTGCGTATCGGTGTAAATATTTCTCGTCGCCGGCACCCCCCGGTCACGAAAATCCATTCTTTAAAACGTTTATCTCTCACGGTAAGAAACCGTGGGGTATCACCTACGAAAGTGACTGGGATTGCTATAGCTTTATATTTTTTCATTGCTCATTAGCTTCTATAATCTCCTGATAAGTTTATTCCGAAGAATTAATCACAGCGGCTTTACCTCGAGTAGCGCGCTTTTCAACCGGTTTGGGTTTGATAGCAACCACTTCCGGTTCGGGTTCGGGTTCGGGTTCGGGTTCTTCCTCGAACTCAACTGGTACTGGGGCATATACCATCTGAGAGGCTTGCGCTTGTTGCGATTCTTCCTGGACCCGGTCTAGGAACGTTTTGATTTTGGTAATATCATCTTTTGACTGTCGCAATTCGTTATACATGTAAAGAGATGCAGCGGCGCATACTATCACAGCGGCCAAAATGACGGTTTCGCGATCGAGTGAAAACATTATGTTTAGAATACACGTATTGTTTTTAAGTAGATACGATTGCACCCATTTTAGATCTTTCATCTGTAGGACACTGATACCCTGGTTGTGCAAATTGGATTTCCTGGTAGTGGCCATCCTTACATTCTGCGTTCTGGATGGGAATATATTTATTGAGCGTTCCGGATTTAGGATCGTAGGTGATCATAAAAACGAAAAATAGGAGAAAGAGAAGTCCCCACATTTGTTATTAGAAGGGAATTAATTAGAGTACATAAGACCAGCCATACCGTTTTCGATACGAAGGATATTGTAGTTCACACCGTACATGTCAGTGTTGAATGTCCCGGCATCGGATACGAGACGGGCTGAGTCGAGGCGACTGAAGTTGAGCGTACCAGTGGGTTGAAGCTTAGCAGTTTCAAGGCAGAACGGGTACATGAAGTGGTCCGCGACGCTACTGTTCATGGTAGTGAACGGGGTGTGGTAGTAAAGCGAGGCGGATGTGTAGTGAGGCTGTGCTTTTTTCGCGTCGCCGACATCCGTACCGTTGATTTGAAGCTTTACATTACCACTGGCAACACCTACACCACCGGACTTGTACGTCGCGAGGAACTTGATGGGGTGGTTATAGTTGAGCTCTTGGATCAAACCCATGGACGCGATAGACTGCTGCGTTTGGGTAATCAACATGTTCTGGGGAGCCGCCGAAAGCGCGGTGCGCTCATCCGTGTCCAGATAGATAAATTGCGCGTGCACTTCATAATCCTTCGCCGCGACGACGGTATTCCACGAGATTCTGATCTCGACATCATGATACTGGAGCGCCACGAGCGGGAGTGCCGACTGAGCATTTTCGCAAAACGAAAAGCGGAGCGGGTAGAACCCAGCATTGTTAGCCGAGGCGGCCGCGAGAGACTTGGAGTATGTTTGGGAAAGCATGACAGGCACAATATCTTGAGAGAATTCGGATGTTTGCGTGTCAATGACCTGACCACCGATCAATAGCTCGATTTTTTTAATTTGTGCTTTCCAGTTAGCCTTCGTTTGTGTGTTACCGGGAACGCGGTTGGATATGTACACGTGGCTGAGCATATCACCCTTGCGTTCGAAACGCACGGTGGACATACCATTCGTAGAGGGGTTACCCTGGATAACCTGCTTTTCAACAGTTTGGGCAAAGTTTGTGTGACGCTTGTACGTCGATCTGAAAAAAGATACTTCGGGGTTACCCACGATGTGTGCATCCTGAGCACCCACGGCAACGAGTTGGGCGATACCACCGGACATTTATATTATACTATGTTTTTATTTTTAAGCGTTAGAATAAGGGGATTTTTACATTGATCGAATTATTTATATTTATCGCGTTTCTAACTTTTGTACACGTGAGATGAGTGTCAAAACGAGCGCTTCGAGGTTTTTTGTTTTGACCTTTTCGGCTTGGAGTTGACGATCCACCTCTTGGAGGGCTGCTGTAGCTACTGTAAATATGTAGTCCTTGTTGAGGTGGTGAAAGTCATCAACCTTCTGTCCCCAAACAAAGAGCTGTTCTCCCCACTCGGACAGGTCTTCCTCTACACGAACCGTGTGTTCGTCGACAACCTCTGTGATGGTAAGTTCCTCCCGTTTGTCTTCCGCCAGGTATGTGATGAGCTTACCCAACCCATCCAAGTTCGAGGTGTTGAAGTTCGTAAATGTGACTGTGTTACTCGAGCTGATGGTAGCGGTCTCGTAGATGTTGGGTATCTCACCGTCAGCCACAGAGACTGCTCTCGGGAGAACCTCTTTTACATCTTGTGCGATGAAACCGATCACACTCGACCCCCCCCGTTTGAGCTTGTCCTTGTACTCGTAGTATTTCGGTTTCAGTAGTCGTATCTGGTCTAACGCTGTGGTATCATGGATATCGACCACATTACTCTTGATGCGTCGGTCACTTGTGACGACAAACGCAGCTGCATAAACTTCGACTGCCGAAACTGTTCCCCCCGTGTATACAGATGTGGCGATCAACGCCCCTGTATTTACAGGGCACATAGAATTATCATATCCACTCGTAAAGTAAAATTGAGACGACCTGAATCGTATTTGTCCCCAATACTGATTTCCTTGATGAAATCGTAAAGAGACTTCCTTGTTAGAATCACCTGTATTGTCGGAGTACAGTTCAAGATGATAGTCATTAGCACCCGACGCATGTGCCGTTTTGCTTATAGATGATTTTCCAGTCACCGAACCAGCCGAACCAGCCGAAGTCGCGTAAGTCGCCGAACCAGCGGAAGTCGCCGAACCAGCGGAAGTCGCATACCCCGCCGAACCAGCGGAAGTCGCCGTGGTGGCGTTCCCACTAAGTGCCCCACTAAAAGTTGTCGCTGTAACAGTTCCACTCGTATTGAGAGAGATTTGATTGGCCCCGTTACGATTTATTGCCCAAATATAGGTGTTTAAATCGATAGAATATTCGTTCATACCCGGGTGATCCACGACAACACTCTCAAAATTGACCAAGTTAAAACCACTCGTTTGGTAATTAT